ATTGTCCACATAGATAACATATTCTTCTGAAGTGGCTATTAGCAGTTTTGTGATTGTATCAAGGTCAGCAAATATTTTAATCGTGTACGTACCCGCGGTGTAGTTGTGCGACATGGCAACACCGCTGGTGATATTTTCCTGTGCAGTATCATCCCCCCAGTCAATTTTTCCGCCTCCTGATGATAATGTAATCTCAGGAGTATGGGTTAATGCACCGGTCGGCTGGATAGTGTAAGTAAAGCAGCCTATTGTTTTTATTGGAGTGTTGATTCTAGAAATGCCGCTTATAGGTGTCATATTTTCGCCTCCAGTGCTTTAATCCTGCGTTCATGGTCTGCCACCCGTTCCTCAAGCGTCATGGGTTCGGGTTCTGGCTGTTCATCCCTGCCAAAGTATTCACTTACTGCATCAATCCCGCCATTCCAACGGTTGCTGTCTACATAATAACTTGCCACGCCCACCTCTGCACCTGAATACTTCTCTGCCGTTTGGTGGATAAGCCATTTTGTTACGCCCTTCGGCATATATGGCGGCGGTTCCTTTTCAGGCGTGTAAAGCGGATAAGGTCTGGCATAGAGATAATTTGCCAGCCACCAATCTATATCAGCCGGCAGGGCATTCACGTCAAGATAAGCATCAATCCAGTTTGCCCTGCTGTAAATAATCGGATACCTGCCTGTCATTTGTCTGCATAATTCAAGCATCTGATTCATGGTCTGCATTATCCTATACTTTGTCAGGTTGTGCGATAATTCAGCATCCAGAACAAGCCGATCATGTGTCCAGTCTGAACCGACAACAATCTTGAATAGATTGTCAACCTGTTTCTCTGCGCTCTCGCCGAAATAAGGCACATGATAGGCAAGCCTGTTGTTACCTTTTACGTGTTCCCATGAATAGCTGAACCACGGGTCAGTATAGCCCCAGGAAATACCAGCTCTGACTGCCACGAAATCGCAGGTTGTATTTATCTTTGCAAAGTCCGGTTTCTTGGTGCCGTCTGCAGAATAGTTATATCTGCTTATGTCAATGCCAAATGCGTATTTCGTTTCGTCTATCATAATCATCCTCGCTTTCTAAAGCCAGTAGCCCCAAACCTCTAAATAAATATCCATAGTGCCAACACCGCTTGCTCTTATCTGATAATAAACATCACCGTTAGCATCGCATGGCACAATAGGGCCGTTGCCAACAAATTTATCGTTGGCAACGCCCGAACACGCAGTATAAAGCCCGCTTAAATCGGTATTGTTTGGTGAGAGTATCAGGTCACAAGTACCGGCGGCGCTTCCAGAATCACGTAAGTAAACTGAGAACAATACTGCCTTCACCCCCGCAGGCACACCAAATACCGCCGATAAGTCAATCTTCGTCTTTGCCGTTGTGCTATAAGCATCCCCATCCCACGCAGTCGATGTCAGGGGGGTGGTAAGGGGGACAAAGCGCCCTATCTCTCCCGTTTTTAGCCGTTCAATCTCTCCCTCTAATCTTTTGAGTTTTGCCGCAACCTTTTCCCAATTATCCATTACAGAACACCCCTTAATCTAATATCGCGACTTACACCGTTCTTGTCAACAATTTCTTTCACTTGTGACACATGACAATCCACATTGAAGCCGAACGCCTCAGCACTCACGATATCCCCAAACCCGTAATGAACGGCATATTTCATATCGTCCGTGTCAATAATCCTTCCGGTCATAATCTGTTTAGGTTCACCCTCTGCCAATCCTGCGTTAGCCTCTGCGGTCACTAAGGCGGTGGTATCGCAGTGCCTGGCATCCACCCATCCCTCGCAACGGTTGAAAGGGTAACCGTCTGCAATCCGGTCACTATCTGACACTTCTACAATCTCGCGCGCATCTTCTTCACCTTGCCCACCAGCATAAATGTAATTTTTCTCTTCGCTGTGATAAGTGCCGAATTTTATATCGTCAAAGTTTCCGGCTTGCTCTGAAACGTGCCTTATGTCACCGGATGAACGCCCGTGGTCTTGCCCTCGCTGTCCTGTATAGGTGCGAAAAGCAAACTTAGCGATCCCCGTTCTCACCACATCAAAGTAGGTTCGTGTCCCTGCGCTTGTTCCAGCGTCCGCAATTTCCTGGCATACCGTCAACAAGTTCCGTCTGCTGAAAGCCTTTGATATACTTTGGCTGTCTGATAAATTTCCTGCAATCGTTAGCCATGAAGATAAGTCCCTTCCGGCGACAGCCGTTGCACCCAATTGGTCTTCCACTATCGCCTTCATCATGTCATCAGCATAATCGGTCATTTCAGCTTGTGCGCTCCCAGCATTAGCGGCAACTATTCTTGACGCTAACAGCCAGTTAGCATCATAAGCGAACAGATTTATAAGTTGTTCACCACCAAAAGATTGAAGCTCCCAATCCCGCAAGAAGTAGGCTGTTTCATTCAATAACTGTAATGACCCACCCACCTCGAACCAAATCTCTAATATCTGATTAGTGCTGAAATCCTCATACTGATAGTCGCCCATTGGTACAAGTAAATTCATCCCGCCCATGCTATTTTCAGCTCTAACATATTCAAGCCTTGCAAACCGCTTGCTGTAATAATCCGCCTCGTTAGAACCTGAAATTACATCAAGTAGGTTGCCCGACGTGTCATAACGCCTAATCTGATAATCACTCATAACGGCTGCCCTCTATATTCCAGAATTTAGGCGTCCAGTATATGAAAGCCTGTGTTGCCGCCGTTGTGCCTGAAGGCATGAATAGCGAAATATAATTCGTGCCTGGCTTCAGATAGAATGAACCAATATCACTGCCTGGATTAACGTACTTCTGCATATATCCACGCCCGCCCCAATTACTTGTAATCAACACTTGTCCTGATACCGGTTGGATGGTGATAATTTCACCCGCCTGTAAGGTCAATCCGTCAAACTGGATTTCCTTGCCCGTTGAATAGTTGGTTATGGATTGCAGAATGCCGGGACCTTTTATCTCGATAGTTGGGAATACTTTGGAATTGCCGGAATTGGTGCAGGTTGTAACTTTGTTTGTAATTGCATTGCCGTCTTCCGTTGTTGAAAAGTCGCCACCGATGTAAAGATTATTGCAAGAATCAATAAATAAGGAATAAATTATTCCTGTTCCCGGCAGATCAATATCGAGTAAACCCCAGGCGCCATTTTTGTAAACCGCGACTCTATCTGATAAAGCCAATCCGCCAGCTTCAGTAAAGTCACCGCAAATATATATAATATTGTCGTTGGTTATGGCTATTTTATATGCGTTCCCATTAAGCCCAGTGCCCAATGCTTTCCATTGTCCTCCGTCCCACTGAGCGATATAATCTGCATTGCTATCACCACCAGCATTTGTAAAATTCCCAACAGCAATCAAGTTGCCCCTATTATCAAATTTTATATCTCTAACAGTACTATTTATGTCGCCAGCGGTTCCGACTGGATTAAATGAATTCCCATCCCAATAACAAATATAGGAATAAGCAGCATCTGTAAATATTCCCCCAACATATAGATTCCCATCAGGACCAATTGTTAATGTTTGAACGCTATTATTTAATCCAGTTCCCATCGCAAGCCATTCAGTCCCATTCCAATAAGCAATTTTATTTGTATTTGCTACACCTCCTGCGCTTGCAAATGTTCCACCGACATATATATAACCAATTTGAGGGTCAATAGCAATAGCATTCACCAAACCACTTGTTCCAGTACCTAGCGAGATTAGACTTGAGCCATCCCACTTGACAATATAATCCCCATTCTCATCTCCAGCATTAGTGAAATTCCCCCCTATATACAAATTACCTTCGGCATCATAGACCAGACACTTTATAATATTAGTAAAATTGGCCGCCCCAGTAATATCATCCCACAATATGCCGTCCCATTTTGCAAGTGCATCTGCCTCTGCCACACCTCCAGCGTTTGCAAAACCACCCCCCACAACAATATTCCCGTTCGAGGATTCTGTAATTACATAAACGTTCCCATTTAATCCCCCATCCATATTTGTCCAGTTACCATCACTGTCATGAGTTACGATATGTTCAACGGCTAAATTCTGGACTTCCGTTAGTCCTGCCCCCTCTACATAAGCGCCGCCAAGATAGCTGTCAAGAACGGTGAAGGATAAAATATCCTGGTTATAGGCGCATTCGGTGTTGGGGTCTATATGCGAAACTTGCGGGACACAGATAATATCAATCGGATTAGTCGCCTCATAATTTGTGTTGTCAAAGCCCTGGTATCTAATGACCAATGGTTGATCATAGCCGGTATAATCCGGTCTGACTGCCTCAATGATAGTATTCTTGTTGTCGGTGATCTCGCTCATTGACCCGGTATAATCCAAAAGCAGGCTGAAATTACGCGGCTTGCGGATATGCTTCTGATAATATGCCCCGCCTGAAGCAAGCTCAGTATAAATCTGCTTGTAATTGCCCATGCCAAGCCCGAATACACCGGCAAGCGTGGCATAGCTCGAAATGTCCAGCAAAGTACCGCCTGCCCTTGTATCGGCTGTTCGATATGATATGCTTGCATGAGGCGTGCCGCCCCAGTAGAATTCCAGCGGTGCTCTCCCAAACCCTTTTGTATCACCTGTGAAAAAGGTTGTAGCTGCCGTTCCTTCTTCAAATTGAAAGCCGTCAACATGAAATGCGGTCGTGCCTGTGGTAGCATCTCTCAGAACATAAAGCCTATAATCGCTTGCTGTTTCTTCTGCTGTGAACGTGACCTCTGGTCTTTGCCAATAGCCGGTCGCCGTGAAGGTTGTTTCATAGGTATAAGTACCGCCCACATCCTCAACACGCAGGCGCATTGCTTTACCTGATTCCCCTATCACATCGCATGAAAAGACATAATCTTCTGCGTTCGTAACGCTCACGGTCCCGAAATAAACGCCGCTTTCGGCGGTTGTTGGTGTTACCTTGATACATAAAGGACCACGCCTTCCTGAAATGGTGGATGCTGCAATCGAACCTCCATAAGCCGTATAACCTGTCATAGCCCTGTAAGGTGTCGGGTTGGTAACATAGTTGGTCGCAGCTTGCGGTACGACGATATAAAATTTCAAGTTCTCAAGATTGGGTGCTGCCATTAATTGCCTCCATAAGCCTGCAATAATTCAAAAGCCATAACCACATCTGAAGGATTCATGCTGGTCGGCATTGTCAGATTATAATTGTAGGTATTCCCGCCCTTGCCATTGTCCCCCTCTGCAAGTATCCGTTTTGCATCCGCCCTGGACAGCACATACCCATTTTGCGAAGGCACAAACATCTCGCCTCGATAGCCATATTCCTGCCACAGGTAAGGATTGTTAGCGGATACTGGGCCACCTGTGGGTCGCTGCGCTCCCGTTGTTTCAGTCCGCACCGTACGAACCGTATAAGTAGCCTTCTGGTCTGTCAGCTTCCAGCCTTTGACGTTGCTCGGGTCGTTTAGTTTCACGTCAACCGTTACAGTCTTATCATGAAGTTCATCAATCTCTCCACCAAGCGCAACAACGGCATCACGATATTGCTCTGCAGATATAAGCCCGTTATCATATCGCTGTCTAAGCAAGTCCATTTGTGAAGCCGCGAACATGGTCTTTTCATCAACAAGTCCCATCGCCTCAGCCAAAGCGAGTGCTTCGTCCGTTGATAATCCCTCGGAAGCCATTGTAAACAATAATTGCTCATTATAGGATTTCATCGCAAGTTGAGCGTCGAGAGTAATGCTTTCAAGTCCCACCATTTGATCATCAAAATTACTTGTAACAATACCAGCCCGCTCCGCCAAATCGTTATAATAACCTATATCTTGATTAGCAAACTCCATTGCTGTCTCATGGTCGCCGATTCTACCATTAAGAATTTCCATAGCTTCATCTACCGATATTACGTTATTCCTAACCTTTCCGAGAATATCAGCGTATTCTTCCTGATTAATAATTCCCTTCTCAAGCGTACCTTCAAGTATATCCTGAAGATTAATATTTTCATCAAGTAAATCGGCCCAATCTTCAATAGCAGGAGCTAATGCAGTTGCTACATTCTTTTTAAAACTTGCTGATTGATTTGCGAAACTTGCTTCTAATCTGTCAAAAGACCCCTTTGCACTGTCCGCTGCATGACCAACCTTTTCAATTTGTTCTTCAGCTTGCTGTAAAAAGGCTTCACCGAAAGCCTCTTCAGCCGATAACCCGCTTGCCTCAAGCGCCTTCACCTTATCATCAAATCCGTCCACGCTCACGCCCAAAGCGTCAAAGCGCATGGTTGTTCTATTGGTA